CAATATCCAATGAGTTTTGTATACTCTACATCATTATGCCGCTTTTCTTTCCTAGAATCTTTAGTTTGTCCAAAAAAGAATGCTTTACTATCCAAATTAATTAGCAAATAAATCCAAGTATTAATCTTGCCACCACTAAGGTCAAACTCTGTTTGATTTTGAAGAAGAGAAGTAATCACAAGAGAATGATTCAGAACACCGTCACTATAACCCATAAAAAAAGGGGGGTGTCAACCCCCCTGTTCCACCTCAAAGACTGTCCAATCGCGCCTTGAGTTCATTGATTTGCTCTTGTTGCTCCTTGATTGCCTCAATTAAGACAGCAACCATGTTCTGATATGCAACAGACTTGACACCATCTGGTCCCTCATGTATCACTTCTGGAAGAATCTTCTCAACTTCTTGTGCAATAACACCAATCTCACGTTCTGGTTGACCAATACGATTGAAGTATACACCTCTCATACCAAGAACCTTACTGAGAGCATTGCCAATTCCAACAACATTCTCCTTCAATCTAGCATCAGAATTTGCAGTAACTGATTGTGCAAATATAGCAGTACCAGTATGGGTAATTCTGAATCTTTCTGTAGCTACTCCAGCACCCGAAGATTGAGTACCAAAAGATATTCCAAATTGTCCAGCAGAACCTTCAGATACGCCTTTAATGAATCCCCTAATTCCATCATTACCAACATCATTACCTTCAAATTGAAGTCCACCGTAGAAATATGCTGATGTCAGTGCCGTATCTGTTTGCCTAAACGTTATATATTGTCCAGGTTCATTAAGTGCTCCACTTATCAGTGGATTGGTAGTTACAATAACCTCATTTACAAATGTCGAGACACCTGTATGATTTGTGGTATTAAAATTAACCTGTTGATTAAATGTACTAATACCAGTCTCAACAATCCAACCATTAGGAATGTTCCAAGTTAGAGAATCAGTTCTAAACTCTACATTATTCTCAAACAATACAGGACCACTTGCATATAGAGAATACCCTGGTTTTGCAGATGTAGTTTCAATACCAACATTTGTTGTAGTAGAGATTCCTACCCCATCAAATACCCAAACATCAGAGACGTTTGCTAATCCAGAACCATCACCTCTAAAAGTACCACTCCAAAGACCAACATAATAGTTATCAGAAGTCGATTTTATTGGACCAAATTCATTCCAATTATTGTCTTCAGTGTATACCCATCCAAAAGTTCCACCAGATTGTGGTTCTGCATTTATTTTAGAATCACCAATATTACCAGCAATCTCTGGTGTTCCAACACCTACACTTATTTCCCTAGCAATTGTTTCTTCACCTTGAATAAGAATACTATTACTTTCAATTGCATCATTGATCGTTACTTTTTCATTAAAAATAGCTGGTCCATTAAATTCTGAGATAATATTATTATCTTTACCACCATCTACTTTAATTCCTCTATTAACAGTTAATTGTTCTGTGGATAAAATATCATATCCAACTGAAGAATTATCACTGGTTATATCTTCACCTCTAACGGTAGGAACAGGTGCATTAGTAAGTAAATCAACACCAGTAGAACCACTAGTAAACTTATTGACCGTATATGCATTTCCCTTATCATCTAGTCCATTGTAGAATGGAGTACCACCATTAATAGCAGATGATTGAGATAGAATCCTCTCAATATTCTTAAATTGTCTATCTTGTCTAGAAGGAAGAGCAGTAGAGTAGTTTCCAGGACCATATCCAAGATATTCAAAAGTATGACCAGATGCACGAATAATAGAATTTCTTCTAAGTTCAGTTGGTATAAATTTAACTCTTCTAATTACAGATCCTACTGGGTGAGTTTCTTTTCTTGTCCCAAAAAGTCCACGGAATACACTCAAAGAATTGTCATTTAGAACACTTTGATTAATACGCATTATCTCTTTATTGACAATAATATAGTCACCAACGTTCCAACCTCTATGAGTTGCATTAGTCACTGCAATAGTGTTAATTGCAGGATCGTCCAATAAAATAGTTGAAGTAGTGGTTATGCCAGCATATCTTGCAACAAGTCTTGATGAATCATATTCTCTATCAAAATCAATAATATCTTTTTGGTCATCAAAACCTACAGGATAGATATATCCACCTTGAGCTGGTGATAGTACAGTATTTCCTGCTCCAGCAACAACATTAATAGTATTATTGTCAATTACACTTCTAACATAATAAGTTCTATTATATTGACCAACTAACTCCACATCACTCACAACTATCTTATTACCAGCAGACAATCCATGAGAATTGAATGTTGTTATAGTTGTAATTCCTGTTACATTATTATAATATGTTGAATTGATTCCAATAGATGCTCCAGTTTGATACAAAGTAACATCAGAAAGAATCGCTGAATTGATAGCATTCAATCCATTAGTATTGATTCCACTTATGACTTCAGGAGTTCCATAATCAGGTTTGGAATAAATTGTAGTCGCAGAAGAAACATTTACAATATGATCATTTCCATTTACTACCGAAGTAATTCTGTATAGATTGTTATATTCAGAGAATCTAGAATCTCGTATTCCCTCTATTCTAAGTACATCACCAACATTATTATAAATTTGATCTACTTGAACATATCCAGCAACCCAACCAGTTGTAGTTCCAACACCGACTACCGTGAGTGTATTACCTATACCATAAGCAGATCCACCATCTACTATTTTAACATCAGTAATACTTCCATTTACATCAACCTCCACATTTGCTGTTGCATGTTTACCAACAACAGATCCAGCAGATCCAACTAAAGTTGCATTATATAAAACTTGAACACCCCCAGATCCATCACCATAATTAAGTCCTGGATTAATAACAGATACTTTAGTAACTGGATTTAATCCATGATCTGGTTTTGTGGTAATAGTATGAGATGTTCCAGATTGAGAATGTATATCTAATATACCAATATTATAATTAAAAGAACTAATTTTATTTTCAATGACTTCTCTAGTCAAACTATGTTGAGGATCATCAATCTCAGTTAATCCAATTGGAGAAGGTAGTGCAAAAGTTCTAGTTTTGTCTGGATTATTTTCTGGATTGTCTCTGTCTAGTTGAGGATATAAGTTTTTTAATGGTTGGGAGAACTTTAAATCTGTAAATGGATTTACTGTAGGTGAACTAGAAGAATCAATTATAGTTAAATGGTATACACCATCTCTAGAACCTGGAATATAGTCTTGTATTTCTTCTGTCTTATAAATCCAGAATGTTTTATTTAATTCTTTTGTTTTAAAATTAGGTAAATCTAGATTTCTTATATTAATAGGAGATCTAAACAATCCAGTATTAGTGGTTATACCAATACTAAAGGACTTTCTTGTTGGTGTATCTAATACTTCATAAACACCATTATATCCAGTATTAGCAATTCCAGTAGTATTTTCGGTAGAAATAATATTTTGAATTTCTACTTTAGATCCAATAGATAATGAGTGAGGAATATCTGTATATACTGTCGCAACTCCAACACTAGAATCATGAACTGCATTACTAATAAATTTTGGATTCCTAAGTTCTGAAGTATTGCTCAAAGTTACTGATCCAATATTCATGAATTTTGCAACTTCCGAATCACTAAACCCAGTAGTTGTGTTTGACTCTTGAATAACAAAAGAATCCTCAGGAGGTCTAGCAGTAACAGTACTGTCCTTAGGTATTACATATCTTACCTTATAAATTTTACTATCTAAAGATCTATTGTCTGGTGTTCTAGAAATATATGATTTTGAGGTTGCTTTACCTAGAGCAGGAAATCCTAGTCCTACAATAGTGCTGTAAATATCATTTTCAGTAGAACTTACAGTAACATACCACTGACCTCTAGATTCATCATATTGGATTGGATGACCAATATCTCCAGATTTTTTATCAGAAACTCTAGATTCTATTCTTAAAATTCCACCTTTGTTATTAACAGTTATAGAAGATTCACTAGTGCTATCATCAAGTGTTCTTGCTAACTTAATTTGATCTGTATTAATACCAGATGTAATAGCATAATATACATTATTATTAGAGATTCCATCAGGAAGTTCACCATCATCACTTAAAATACGAATAGTTTCTCCAGTATCAAATAAATGAGGTTCTGTTAAAGTAAGAATATTTGAACTTATACTATTAATACCAATATTAGTTCTTCCAACCGTTGATACTTTAATAGAACTAGACTCAAATATGCCAGATCCTTGAGTATCTGGCATTATTATTTTGGCAAGTCTTTCCTGATTAGCAATTACAACTTTAAGTTTATCATTAAACTTAGATCCTATTCTATATCCCTCAATGACAGATTTTGGTGGTATATCTTGGTTTAACTCATTATAAAGGTATAACCTAGTAGGATCTGCCTGTCCTATTGTGCTCTCAACATCAATTGCACCATATTCAACAGTTACTTCTTCAGAATCTATTGTTTGTGGGGGCAAAATATGGGTAATATATCCAGTATCGTCCCTTGGGAATGCATCTCTCCTAAAACCTTTACAAACTAAAGCTTTTGCACCAAAGTTTGAGTTTGAGTTTGTAATTGATAGGTCACCACCAGACTCAGAAATATAATGATTACCGAATCCAATTGAGAATACAGATACTAACTGTAAGAATGCATTATTAGATGCTTTAATATGGAACGTATCATAATCTGGTTTATATATTGCTAGAGAATTTGTATGTAAATTTGTTACACTAACAGAATCCTCATATGCACCAGAAATAGAATTATATTTTACAAAGGCATTATCATCTTTTTGAAGTCCAATTGCAGTAAATTGTGCAACAACCATGGATCTAAATCCATCAGCTTTAGATCCATCTGCATGTAGACCATTCATACCATAAACTGATCTCAATGAACAGTTAAAGATATATGGAGAAGCAGAAGTTACAGTATCTACAGTAATGTTTAATGTTGGTGATCCAGAAATAATTGTTGGTAAAGGATCTACTGGTGGGTTTGATACCCTATATGTAATTGTTGTTGGATCTTCAACACTTCTAATAACAAAAGAACCATTATACCCAGATGCTGGAATTCCTTCGATTCTTATTGGAGTATCTACATCAAGACCATTAATAGGTTCTAAAATATCTACTGTAATTACATTTGATGTGTTAACACCATCACCAGATTTAATGCTAGTTATACCGATATTTTGTCCCGTTGAACCAACAATACGATATTCATCAATTTTTGACTGAATATCAACATTAGCACTTGGAAATACTGGTGTAATTTCTCTTCCGCTAGAAGGACCATAAACTAGAGCAATTTTTTCATAATATAAATCTAGGTCAGTTTTTGTTGTATTATAATTTAAATCATCATTATCAAATCCTACAGGATTAACACCATCAGCATATTCAAAACAAGTAAGCTTATGGTGAGAATAATTTGGTACTGATAGATTCAATCCATAGTTTTTATATACTACACTATTTGGATCAGCATCAAAGAAAGTAAATTGATTAAAGTAACAAGTTCCTGTTACCCTAAACAAACAAGTTGAATCAACAGAATCATCCTCTGGATCGGGAACAAATTTGGGTCTGATTTTTGTTTTACGAAGATCCAATCCAACAATAGATGTTCCACGAGGAATAATTACTCCACCGTAAACAGAATTCATTTTATAGAGAGAATTATTCTCGCTATTTACATCAAAATTAGTTTCTAAATTAAATCCTTCAAGAGCATTTGAATAAGATCCTCCTCTAGTTAACCAATTATTCCCACTAACAGGAGCATCATGAATGGGTATCCATCCAGGTCTATTATCAATTAAATGCTCACCTGGGTAAACAATAATTGTTGTTCTACTAAACCTATCATTATCTAAACCAACTTGATAAGAAAATCTGGCAGCTTCAATTAATGCCCTTTGAATTGTCTTAAAAGGTCTAACCAAAGAGTTACCTTGATTTTCAATACTATCTGTGGAATCAATACTTGAGGGATCTACGTAAAGAATGTCCCCTCTACTATTCTTTAGAAAATTATCTAAGCGACTAAGACCCATTTTTATACACTAGTTGCTGTTATTATAATTTATTTATTCATAAGAAACTACTGATTATTATTTTCTAACATATATTCTACAGTGTTTGCAATATCATTCATTGCATCTCTTAAATCTGGTCTTTGTCCAGATTCTTGGCGATTTATTGGTCTCTTATCATCACTAAGAGTCCAACGCCACATTTTCATGCCACTACAATACCAGAGTTTAATGTTCATAAGATGGGTTACTCCAATCAGACGTGAAACTTCTCAAATGTTCTATCTTATGTAGTATACTCTCATCATACAAAACAAACTCTTCATTTGCAAAATGCAATTTACAATTATTTTTCAAAGCAAGTTTTAAGAGATACATACGCCTATCATAATCATCAGGTAAAGAGTATATACTAAACATCAAAATATGATCTAAATTTTTTTCTTTTAAAAGATATTCAAGATAAGAGTGATTTCTACCTTCATTATCTCCAGTTTGATGGGGGAATATATACCCCATCCTAGTACAATAATCCTTAACGGTTAACGTCTGAAAATGGAGATCTATATTTTTAGTTTTAAATCCTTCATATTCAGCATAAGTAACTACATTTTCATAGTCCTCTATCTTTATTTTTCTAGATGATATTTTACTATCTCCCAAAATTCTAAAATAAGATCCAGGCCACTTCCTATGAGGTTGACCATTTTTAAGCAAAACCCTAACATCTATACTTATTCTAGTTTTTCCAGTTCTATTAGGAACTCCACCATGAATATTTTCTTGAGTGAATAATAAATATTGACCCTTCTTTATATTTACTGGGTAACTGTTATCAATACAAACATTTT